GCACCTATTGAAAGGGATGCTTGGTGTTGGGTAACATTGCTAGCAGCTATCCTCGCATCAGCGAAAGTGCCAGATGTAATTTTACTAGTTGGAAGATTTGGAATGTCACCCTCTGCAATGCTTCCACCTAGTGTAGCATCCGATAAAGCAGTATTCAATTGTGCAAGTGAAAATGAACCCAATACCGCTGCATTTCCTACTGATGTAACATGACCTGTAAGATTAGCATTTGTAGTAACATTAGCTGCCGTAGTTGCATTTGTAGCATTAGTAGCATTGGTTACTGTTGTTCCCTGTATAACACTAGCTAATGTAGCTCCATTTACAGTAATCGCATCAGCTTCTAAAGTTCCATCTACGTCAATATCCCCACTTAAATCTATATTGCCATTCACTATTAAATTATTTGATAATGTACTAACTCCAGTAACTTCTAATGTTCCAGATGATTTTACACCACTAGTGCTTATTGATAATGCAGAAGAAGTTCCTTCTCCATCCTCTACTACTTTTAATGAACCGTCTACTCCACTATTAGAGTTTGATACTTGTAATAAATCTTTGTATGTGCTTTGTATTGTTTTTCCTGCTAAACTAGCCATTTATGCTCCATAACTTTCATATGTTCTATCTGTTGCATCCCATACATCAGTAACATTTCTCCAATGATTCCAAGTATCGAATATTTCTCTTTGCCAAGTGCCAGCTTTTATTAATAAATCTTGAACGTAAGCCATGTCTACCTCAATGCATAAGGACTAGCTGGGCTAATATGTCCTCGTTTAACTTTGTTACTATTATGGTCTCCAACCTTCTTCCAAAACTCCCTCATGTAATATTCTTTCTTTTCCAATTGACCATTAGCATCTGCTATCATTGCCTTTACATAATCAATAACTGCTAATGTTAACATCCTAGTTAAGTTTACATGGTCGTCTTCATCTGGAGATGTTTGATTAACCAAAGTTGGATTTGCTCCACCAGTTAATTCATTTGGGTCTTTATCTACAAAAGGATAAATAAATGCAGTACCTTCAAACATAAGACCATTCGGTATTGATTCATCTGGATATATTAAGTCGTTTCCATAATAATCATTTGGTAATTGTATTCTGAATCCAGCTAATACTTGATATGTTCCAGACATAGAATACTGATACAAGTATATGTTTCTACCTACTACCTCATAAAAAAAGTTTTTATTTGTATCTATGCTCATTATTCTGGGTCTGTATCTTCGGAGACTATTGGTGGATGACTTAATCTCCTTATTCTTTTGTATTTACTATCTGTGGTATCTAGAACAGATATAGAACGTATTTCTAACATATTTGCTGGTATTGGATACTCCCTTATTCCATCAACAATATCTGTTTTCCAAGTTGATATGTTTTCAGAAGTATTAGAGTTTATTAGATGAATAGCATCTTTTATAAAAGCAATAGTTAGATTTGCATCTCTACTTCCACATCTTTCCATTATTTCTAGGACAGTCACTAGTCTACCACCAAATATTCTACTGCTAAGTGACCAGCACTTCCATTGTCTCCACCATTTAAATCAACTGTTCTAACATGGATTCCTGTGCAATCTATTCCTCTATTATCATCTTTTAAAACTATTGCTTCGCCTTTATCTAAAACTGATAATAAAGTAGTTCCAGACATAACCTTTAATGCCTTGTCTAAAGCTGCCCCCAAAGTAGTTGCAGTTCCATATGCATAACCAGTATTTTTTATAAAGACAAAACTTGCAGTAGATTCTGCACTTATATCAGTTGTGTTAGCACTATCAATAGCTTCTAAATAATTAACAGTTGCATTTAAATACCCTTGATTAGATGCGGTTCCAGCGTAATCAGCTACTACGGATTCTCCACTACCTCCTAATCCTTTGTTTACTTCACTTGCAATCACATATTGAGTTCCACCATTTTCATTTGTTAATTCTTCTTGGGGAGTACAAGAAATTGCATATGTTACTTTGTCTGCCATAATCTATCTCCTAGCTTGTTGTTGAGATTGAGAAGCTATGGCTGTTGAAATAATTCTGCTATTATTTTGTATGTATAAAGTTATCTCTTGAGCTGCCCAATCGTAATATTTTCTTGATTCTTGACTATAATAAGCTGCGTTTTGAGTAGCTGATGTTACCTTTTGGGTTTGTTCAGTTACTTTGGTTTGATATTTCTGCAATTCAGAAGTATATAAAGCTAACTTATTTTGATATTCTTGAATTTCTTTTTCTAAAGTATTACTGTATTCTTGAATAATTCTATTCACATCTTGTTGATATGATTGTATTTCTGATGTGTACCTTTGAATCTTTCTTGATTCATTAGCGTCTACTAATTGTGCATCTTGCAAATCTTTTCTTACTGTAGATTCATACACAACACTTTGTTCATTAAATTTATTTAAATTATTTTGTATATCAGATGCATACTGTTGCAATTCTGTTTGTCTTTTAGTTTGCCATACTGCTATTTCATTCTGTAATTGAACTTGATAATCTTGTACCTCTTTTTCAACTTCAGCTTGATATGCACTTACTTCACTTGAAAACTTTTGAATCTTTTGACTGTCATCAGTTGAAGATAATCTAGAGTTTTCTATGCTTATTTGTAATTGAGCTTGGTATTCTGCATTTTCTTTATTGAACTTATTTAGTTCGTTTGAAATATCTATATTGTACTTTTGAAGACTAATACTATTTTCATTCTGCCATTCTTGGACCTGTGCATTGTTGTTTTGTATAATGTTATTTACTTCGGATGTATACACTTGAACTTCAGAACTAAATTTATTTATAACTACAGAATCTCCACTACTAGCTTGTTGGGCATCTTGCAATGCAATTTGCAACTTTGCTTGATACTCTATATTCTCTTGATTAAAAGAAGATTGAGATTCATTTAATTTTGCTTGGTATTCACTTATTTGAGATTGTATTGCATTGACTCTAGCGGACAACATCTCAGAATCTTCTTCTGCAAGAATCCAATTTTCAACATCACTCCAATTAGGCGCTTGCATAACAGGAGGCGTATAACTAGGAGCAGTTCCTAATTTTGATAAGTCAACTTCAGCTCCACCACTTGAAGATACATTTGCATTAATTGATGGCGGTACTGGAGGAGATGGTAAACTCCAACTTAACGAAGGAAATGCATTAATAGAAATTACTGGTTTAGTATAAGTAGGAACACTTGCACTAAAACTTATAGAGTTATCAGATAAACTTGGAAAAACTGGTAAAGAAGATGATATGTTTAATGCTCCAACAGTAGGAGATACAGAAAGACTCACAGTTGGAGAGATATAAGATGGAGCGGTTCCAGTAAGTGTCGCAACTGAAGATGCTATGCTAGGCGCGACAGGGAGTGAAGATGTAATACTTAAATCCGCTCCAAACGAAGGAGAGTCTGGAGCTACTGGTTCAATAGAATCACTCCAATCCAGAATCTTTGACGAAGACAGTCTATCAAACTCTTTAGAAGCTGCGTGAAAAATAACTGCATTTCTCAAGTCTGAACTATCATCAACTTTAGAAAAATCTACATAATAATAATAACCTTCTTGTCCAGCTTGTGGTTCTGGTTGTATTTGAATTTTACCTCCAGAAACTGCGTAGACAGGATGTTTTAATGTTGCCTTTTTTAGACTACTAGAATCAGCTGCCCAAACTAAATCATCTGAGGATATTTCCTTACAAGCATATCCATTTCTTTTAACACTTAATATAGTGTCTACATTTAAAACTGCATCGTTATCTGCGTTGCTTGTCATAACTCCAGATTGACTAGATGCCCATTTCATTAAATTTTTTGGTATAGCTGATACTACATACTTTTGGGCTGATATTATAAATTGGTCATCAGCGTCAGCTACTCCAGTAATCTTTTCAATATCTAATTCTATATTTGTTGTTGCCATTTATTATCCTATATACAGGGGAGCCGAAACTCCCCCATATATTATAGTTACTTAACTATGGTTTTTTAATTACTAAAACTCTAATAGTAGCGACTCCTAAATCTTTAGTTCCACCACCAATGTTTTTAGCATTAACTGTAACAACCCCAGCTGCACTAACAGAAGCTGCCATAATAACGTCTTCGTTATCTATGCTTAGAGAAGCTAAAGCGAAATCGCCTAGTTCAGCTCCATCTACATTTACTGTAGTTGCTTCATCTGCTTCATCAGCTAAACTTCCATAATCGTGAGATTTAGAACCATGAAGAGCTCCAGCAAACAGGTTAAGGTTATCACCATCTTTGTTTTGTCCGTATAAAGGTATTCCCATGATTTACCCCCTATTTCCAGACCGCATGGGCTTCTGGCATACGCCATTCCATACCGGCCTCAGTTTGAATTAAATCAACCCTACGGTCAACACCACTATTTTCAAGAGTCTGAACTCCAACGTATACCGCAGTATCACGATTAAGTCCATTACCTACTAATGGTCTATATGCACAATGACCCATGTTAATACCAAGAATCTTAATGTCAGTTCCATCCAAGTGAATGTTACGAACAAGATTCATTGCACCATAAGGAGTCATTACTTGAGTAACGTCTAATCCATAGACTTGCTTCTTGCCAACTATGCTGAAATCTGCACGACCTAGTACAGAACCACCACTAGCGACTTTACCTACGTTAGCTGAGAAGTACCCACTTAGTTTGTGCATCCAATTGTAAGTATCAGTAGAACACATGAACAATGTTGCATTTGCATTATTGTATCTTGGGTCTAAGAACTGAGACATATCATCTAAGAAATCATCTTGTGATTTTGTTGTTCCAATAGTAGAACCATCAAAGATGTTTCCATAGTTAGTGATAAAACTTACTGCACCTTCTGTGTAGTTAACTCCATCAACAACACCTTGAGAACCAAACAACAATGCAGTTTCGATGTCATACTTATGCTCGATTAGCTTTGTTCTCCAGATTCTTGCAAATTCGTTAGGTTCATACTTAAGAACAGTTGCTCTTGTAGTATTGTCCATTGCCATTGCAGTTTTGAAGATTTGAGTTAGTCCAAAAGCAGTTGAGTAAGGTTGGTCTTTCCAAGACTCTGGGTATCCAGAACCTTGTGCATGAGCAGTTCCAACAACGTAAGAACGTCTTCCTTCTAATGAAGAAGCGATGTTTTGGTCGTAGACTTGCTCACCACCAGCATCTTGGTCTCCATCTCCATCGTTACCGCCTGGAGAGAAGTTATTGCTTAAGAAAGAAGCTAGTTCGTTACCAGCACTATCAAATTTGATAATCTTACCAACTAACTTTACACATTCCTTACCATCTTCTGAAAGACCATCAACAATGCTATCAACTTTCATTAAGTGATAACCTGCGACGGCTCCACCGCCACCTGCTGCTGAAATTGGAATCTTAACTACTTGGCCAGGTAAGAAAAAAGTAGGTCTTGTACCAGAAGAACCAACATCAACTTTAGAAGCTGATTGTCCATGTATACTAGTAATATTACCAGCTGATTTATAATCTGTTGCCATAAATAGTTCTACAGATTGCCCAGCGCCTGATACTGCTGCGCCTGCGTCTGATTGGTCGAGTTCTGCATCTGCGAATTCTTTAGCTCCATTGGAGATGAATCCCATGATATATGCATATCTCTTATGATACGAATGTCTTTGCTCGGTAAATTTGAACTCTGGGTCATCCGTAGGTTTTTTAGCGACTTGTGAGACGAATCGGAAAAAAGGGTCTTGAGCTATTGAAAGTTCGGAAACTCTTTCCCCAAAATTGTATTTCCGCCTGAGGTCGCCTGTGTCTTTTGAAGTACCATCATTCCACGAAGCCGTGTCTGAATAAGTACCTAAACTGAATACATCAGTAGCCATTTTGTTACCTCATTATTTTGAGTTAATGGCCATCAATATATTATTCTATATACTGAAAGCCTTTTCTAGTTCACTACCAGAACCCAAAATGGTATCAAATACTGAATCATCGTGAGACTTTTCAACTTGTGTACTTCCTTGTGTTGCAAGTGTACCAGGTTGGCTTTGCACCTCTTTCATTTTATTATGAATCTCTTGTCTAGCAGAATCGGCTATTTGTTCATCCCTATTCTTGCGATTCATTAAATAGTATATATCTTCAAGCTCTAAAGACTTAGATTTTGCAAAATCGGTAAATTTGTTCCATTCTTCATCAGACATATTCATCTTTTGTTTGAATTGAGTTTCCCTAGCCATTTTTGCATTTTCCTGTCTCTGAACTTTTAAAGCATTATTAAGACGACGTTGTACAACTCCATCTATTGTCGCTCCCAATACTTTTGCAGAATCAGAATCTGGTTTACCAAAAGCCTCTTCAGCATCGAAAACAAAATCTTCATCAAGATTCAATTGTTGATTCAATGTTTCTGGGGTCTGGCCTCCACCCTCAAAGTAATTTCTAACATGAGAAATTAAATTAGGGTCTTCTCGCATAGCATCTAGTATAGGCATATAAGGTTCGAGTTCCTTTAATTTACCATTTAGCCTTTTAGCTTCTCTACTAGAATCACTATACCTTTTTTGTAAAGTATCCATTTCATTGGGTACTTCGTTCTGAACTTCTACATTGGGGCTCGCCTGCGTGTTACCGCTTTGTTCCGAGGTTGGTTGTGAAGGTTCGTCTAATATGCCGCCATTGACTTGATTGTCTAATTCTTGAAAAAAATTTTCAGATGACATTCCCATGACTGCATCTTGTACGTTTGTACTTTCGGGGGCCTGAGTGGCGTTACCTACTTGTTCTGACATACTATCTCCTATTTTAAGGTTGTTTTAATTTAGCAGTTTGAAAAACTAAGATGCAAGTGCTAAGATTGCTCGTTATTACTTACATCCTCTTTAGTTTGTCTCATATCAGACTGCATTTGGTCTTTTAATTTCTGATACTCAACTTTTAACATTCCTCTTAGAAGTTTTTGTTGTGCATCAGTTTCAAGAACATCTTTTCGTATTTCATTACTAGCATCCCCAACCTTCATTTTGATGCCAGCTTGTACTAATTGTCTTTGTAGTGTTTCTATAGTTCCATCTTTTTCTTTTAGAGCTTCTTCCATAGATTGAACCTGTCCTTGCATTTGTGATACCATAGACTTTCTTTCTACAATATTTTCTTTATTTCTAATATCTGTTTCAGCTAACATTGCAATATCATCAATTAATCCAGCTTGATACCATTTAAAATACTCTTCTAGTAATGCCCATCTATTTAATGGCAATGTTGCACCTGCTATAATCCTTACATCAAATCTAGCTGAAGCATAATCTTTGTATTTACCTATAGCTTTACCATAATCATTATATATATTAACATTGATTCTTACTTCTTTTTCTTCTGGATTATTAGCTTCTGGTTGTACAATTCTAAATACTTTTTCAATGTTATAATGTTTTTGAGCCATCATTTTAAACACTCTTCCTAAATGCTCTAATGATGGTTCTACAACACTATTCATCCAAGATTTTAATCTTCTAGTTCCAAACTCATCATTTGCAAGTAAACCACGATATGTTTCTGCTTGGTCTTGAGAGAATCCCATCATTGCAGAAGGTACTCCACTAATGTACTCTGCATCTGCTTTCCCTTGTTGAACTACTGTAAAAAATGCATTGTTAATAGGTGAAGGTTGTATTGGTGTGGGAGGGGAAAAGCCTGGCCTATACTTTAATAATGCGCCTGGCG